TATAGATGTACGACTAAGAAAAAAGATTGATAAGAGCCGTATTAAACTAGAAGTAATACCGCCAGAAGCTTTTCGTATTTCAGAAAATGCTAAAGATATTGAAGATGCTGAGTTTGTAGGATTACAAACAGAAGTGTCAAGGTCAGAGTTACGTAAGTATTATCCTGACTGGGCTACTAATCTTACTGAACAAGAATGGAATGAGTTAGGCGATGGCGCTCAATGGTTAGGTTCTGGCAAGTATAGTGAAGACGTAGCAGCACGTAAAGAAATTACAGGTCAAAACTATTATCAAGGAACTAATCGTAATGATTATCAAACAGAAGCTAATAGACAAGTCACGCTAACAGAATCATGGATGCGAGTAGATCGTGATGGTGATGGTATTGCAGAGCTAAAGCATTTTATTACTGTAGATAGCCATATATTATACGAAGAAGATATTGAGCTTATCCCTTTAGCTTCTATTGTGCCTATTGATATTCCGCATGAATTTTTTGGTTTGTCTATGGCAGACTTTGCAAGAAGTAGCACATTAGCTAGCACAGCTATTCTTCGTGGTTTTGTAGAAAATACTTATCTTACTAACTACAGCCCAAAACTTGCTGATCCAAACGTAGTAGATTTTAGCGCACTTCAAAACATGAAGCCTAAACAGATTATTCCTACTAACGGGAATCCTACTGCAGCTGTAGCAGCACTCCCGCCTGAAGCTATTTCTTCAGGAACAGGAGCAGTATTAGAACACTTACAGCTTATTAAAGAACAAGCTACAGGAATGTCTAAGGCCGCGCAAGGACTTAATGATACTCTATATGTATCAGGAAACTCCGAGCAAAAGCTTAGCGCTGTTCAATCAGCAGCACAAAAACGAATCCAGCATATCGCGCGTAGATTTGCGGAAACTGGATTTAAGCGGTTGATTAGCGGCATATATGAAACAATGGTTAAGAATATGAAAGGCAAACAAAGCTATGCACTTGATGGCATATACGGCTCTGTTAATATGTCGGAGCTACCTTCTAAAATGGACGTAGAAATATTTTTAGATATTGGTGAAAATTCTAATGCTACAGTAATTGGTAAGCTAGGAAAAATAGGAAGTGAAATATTACCAGCACTTAATAATCAAGGTGCTGGAATGGAGGTTAAACCAGAAGAGCCAGCAGTTCTTGCTACTAAACTTATTGAAGCTATGAATATTGATAGTAATGATTTTCTTGAAGATTATACAACAAACGAGTTTAGACAAAAAGCTCAAAAAGTTTTGCAAGAACAATCTCAAGCTAAGAAAACTGAAAAAGAACTTACAGAACGTAAACAAGTTGCAGAAGCAGCATTATCAGAAGCAAATGTAACATACACTAATGCTCAAGCTAAAAATACTATGGATGATAATTCTAAACAGCTTGCAGTTGCTATTGATAAACATTATCAAGAGTGGGCTGATCTTACTATTAAAGCAGTTAAAGAGGGTGCAGAGCTTCCTCAACATCCTGGATTTGATCAAATTGTTATGATAGCAAGACAACTTATTAACCCGCCGCAACAACAACCACAACAGGAGGCTATGCAGAATGGCACACTCAACAATCAGTAGCGCTGGCATTGGCGCAACTCAAGCTGGTACTGCAGTAACAAGCACATCAGGTAATAAAACAGTTATATTTACAAACGAAACAGACTCTGTAATTACACTAGATCTTAAATGTGCAGGTACAGTTAATGCAGCTGATAAAGGAATTAGAATTCCAGCAAAAGAATTTCTCAATTATACACATGTCGGTGGACATGGCACTTGTGTAATGGAAAATGTAAAAACTTCGCATGGTACAACAGCTCAAACAGATGAGCGAATTTACATTCATCATCGCGTATAAAGATTATGGAAAGATATAAACAGACAGCCGAGAAGAGGCTGGGTAATGATAAATCATATGGCAATCATAAAATACATCCTGAAGAATTGGCGCGAATGGCTCATGTAAAGGGTCAATTCGCTGCCAAGGAACGGGATGAATTTTTTAATGAAGTATATGGTGAAGTTTTAGTAGACTTTTTTGTGGAATGGTTAAAAACAGATCCGCATGAAACTAAATCTCGAGAATTTCTCTACAGTTCTGCAATGGCATTAGGCAGTGTTAAACAGAAAATGACTGATTTTGAGATGTATGGGAAAAATATCCCACATTTAATGGAGGACAACGATGAAAAAAGAAATTAATTATCAAGCGCTAGTTGATAATTGCGATTCAATGATTAATACTCTTGAATATGACGCAATGCGCAGTGCAGGTAAAGCAAAATTAAATTCAGATACACTTATGAACTTACATAGTTTAAAAGAAAGGTATCTTAAAAATATCCCTACTCCTAAAAAGGAGGTAAAGTAAATGGATAATCCAGAAGCACAACAAGACTCTACCCAATTGGATGATTCTAATGCAATGGAACAAAGTCAAACTGAAGAGGCATTGCTGGCTGACATCATTCGAAATTCTGATTTCGTTGATACTCTACCCGATGAGCAAGTACCACAGTTAGACGCGGAAGACTCTGATGAAGAAGACCCAGATACATTAGACGAAGCCGATAACGTAGATGATGAAGACGAAGTAGAGACTGATGAAGAAGAAACAACGGATGCGGATGACGAGTCTACCCAAGAAGCCGATGTGTACACTACTGATGATCTTGACTTGGAAGCACAAGTACTCGTTAAAATTGATGGCGAAGAAGTTGCTGTTTCCTTTAGTGACCTTATAAAAGGTTACTCTACTGAACAACATCTTTCTAACAAGGGTCGTGAACTTGGTGACGCACGAAAAGAAATGGAGGCAGAGTATAATGATAAAGCTGAACAAATTCAAGCAATGTCACAAGCATCTGCTGCAATTCTTTACAGTGCTGAACAATCATATTCAAAGGAATACCATGATATTGAAGCTAAAATTCAAACAGCTCGTGACGAAGGCGATACCTACGAAGTTAATGAACTTAAAGACAAACGTGAACAAGTTCAAAAACAATATTGGGAAGCGCGTAATCAACGCGAAGGAATGGTTGATGCAGTTCAAAAACAAGCTGAAGAACAAACTGCTAAAGCTTGGCAAGAACAATTAAATCATTTTCAAGAAGTAATACCAACAATAATTCCTGATTTTAATGAGGAAACAGCGTTGGCTATTAGAGAATTTGCAGAAGGAGAAGGAATTTCAGGTGAGCTATTAGACACCGTTGTAGACCCTTCTATTGTTAAGTTTGTTGATGACTATAGACGTTTAAAACAAGGCGTAACTAAAGGTCAAGCAAAACGTAAAACAACTACTGTGAAAAAAGCGCCTATTAAAAAAGCTAAAACTCGTACTCAAAAACAAGTAGATGAGGCTGAAAGAGTAAGGCAACGGGCGCTTAGCGAAGATTCAAGTAACGAAGATCAAATGGCATTTCTGAGGAGTATGGCAAATCGCTCATTAAACTTATAATACCTCGGAGGTATAATTAATATGACTAATATTCTCGGTGTTCGCGGCACTGGTGGTCCCGGTGGACCAGCTCGCGGAACAGGCAAAGATGTATCACAGCGTGAAGATCTAGCCAATTTTATCACGATGATTACTCGTGACGAAACCCCTTTTACTTCTTCTATTGGTAAAGCAAAAGCTACAGCTATCTACCATGAGTGGCAAACTGATCAACTAGAAGTTCCCGGCGATTCTCGGATTGGTGAAGGAACTGACTATAT